AAGAAGCTTGAGGAGGGATGCAGGTTTAACAAGGCTGCATCAGGTAAGATCTTCTCCAACAACATGAGGAACCCTGATATAGACCTCACGTCGTGGGTGGAGTCGCTGGGCGGTATAGGTAGTGTCATAGCTGCTAACAGCAGCGCTACGTCGTTCCTTGCAGGGTCATATGACAGGTTCGGTAACGTAAAGAAGATCAGGGTCCTGTGGAAAGGCATGAGGAAGATAGGTATACTCACCTTCTATGATGAACACGGCGACCAGCAGAAGGTGTATGTTGATGAGGACTACCCGCTCACCGAGCAGGAGAAAGAGAATGTCAAATGGGTCTGGATAAGCGAGTGGTACGAAGGTACCAAGATAGCTGACGACATATACGTTAAGATGGGACCGCGTCCTGTGCAGTTCAGGTCTATGGATAACCCGTCTAAGTGCCATCCCGGCATAGTAGGTAACGTATGTAACCTTGGTGACGCACGCTCGCTGTCCTTTGTCAGCCTTGGTAAGCAGTATCAGTATCTTTATAACTTCTTCATGCATAAGCTGTGGGAGGAGATGAAGACCTACAAAGGTAAGCTGGCCAGGCTGAGTGTTAACATGATACCTTCATCTTTCACCATGGATCAGTTCCTGTATTTTGTTGATAAGATGAAGATAGTCTTTGAAGATGAGTTCAACGAAGGTAAGAAAGGTGCTGCACTGGGTAAGCTGGCTGGTACCATGAACAGAGGGTCTGGCAGCATAGAGGTCGGCGACCCACATGTGATACAGAACATACTTGCTATACTTGTCTTCCTCGAGAACAGGATAGCCGACATAGTGGGTATCACACCCCAGAGGAAGGGTGCTATCTCGACATATGAGACCGTGGGTGGCGTGGAACGCTCTGTGAAACAGTCGAGCCTTAACACGGCACGCTATTTCTCTATACACGAAGACTTCAGGAACAGAGCCCTGGCTATGTACCTTGAGACAGCTAAGGTGGCCTGGAAAGATACGTCGTTCAAACGTCAGTTCGTGTTGTCTGACGGCAGCCAGGCAGTGCTGGATTTCGACAGCTCCGTCTTCAATGAGAGTGAGTACGGTGTATATACTACCAATGCTATACAGGACAGGGAGATGATGAGTGCTCTTAAGTCGCTATCCCAGATATTCTTACAGAACGGCGGTACGCTGTCCATGGTTATGGAGCTGTATCGTACTCAGGACCCCGCCTCGCTGCAGCGTAAGCTTGAAGCCTTTGAAGAACAGCTGCGCAGGGAGAGGATAGCCAGGGAGCAGGCCAGCGCAGCCGGTCCTGTAGCTGCTGCTCAGATACGCCAGTCGCTGCAGAATGAGATGCTGGAGCTCAAGCGACAGAAGCAGGAGCAGGATGCTGAGCTGAAGAGAGAGCAGCTTGAGCTGGAACGTGACAGGAACGAGAGGGAGTTGAATCTTAAAGAAAGAGAGATAGCAAGTCGTGAAGAAAGTTAATAAAAGTTAATTTACGTTATGTCAGCGTGAAATTTGTTGTGTAAAATTTTGCAAAATTAAAATAATGTTATTATTTTTGTGTTCTAAAACTACAGTGATATGAAAGCGAAGAAGAATTTATTTGAAGACAACTTTGACGAAGTGGTAGAGTTTGATAAGTCTCTGGATGTAAACTCTATCCTGGCTGAGACTCCGCCGTCATTGGTGGATGAGCCTATGGATGAAGGTGAAGATGAAGAAGACGTTGAAGAAGACATCACGCCTAAGAAGCCTTCGGGTAAGAGTGCGCAGGATGTCAAGTCTTCTAAAAAGAAAGATAAGACTCCGGTTTTGGATGTAAATAAGGTTTTGAATAAGTCCTTGAGTGAAAGAGGAGTAAAAGATGAAGATGAGGCAGAAGATGTTACTGATGAAGATATAGAGGAGAGTGCCCCTGCTTCCGCTACAACTTCTGTTGCCGATGATTCTTCTGATGCTTCTTTCACTGTGATCTTTGCCAGGGACTTATCCCAGCAGGGGCTACTTTCTTCTTTTGATGAGGATGAGTTTCTCAAAGATGTGAAAGAGAACGGCGAGGTGGAAGCCTTGAGGAACCTCATCAAGAAGGAGATAGATATGAATATACAGGCTACCGTTGAAGACCTTGAAGCAGGATACAAAGAGTATCTCAGGCTGACGGGTTACGGTGTTGACAAAGAAACTGCAGCTTCTTTGATAGATCTCAAGAACCAGTTTGAGTCTATTGACGAGGATGAGCTGGAGAAGGAAGAGAATGAAGACCTGAGACGTGATATCATGATGGATTACTTCAGACTCACCACGGAGATGCCTGATGAGAAGATACAGAAGCTGGTGCAGCGTAGTATAGACAGCGGAGAAGACATAGAAGAGTCCAAAGAGTATCTTGCCACTCTCAAAGAGCTTATAAACAAACAGATCAAAGCTGAGGAGGAGCAGGCTAAAGAGGCTGCACGTCTGCAGCAGGAAGAGAACCGCAGGATACTCGAGAGGCTGAAAGATGATATTAACAGTCTGAAGGAGGTCATACCGGGTGTGCCTGTCAACAAACAGATTAAACAGAAGATGTATGAAGCATTGGTGACACCCGTGAAGACAAAAGACGGACGCATGACCAACGCGCTGTGGGCCAAGAGAGAGGAAGACCCTATATTCTTTGACACACGTCTTGCATACCTCCTTGAGACAGGCTTCTTTGACAAGAACAAACCGTGGAATAAACTATCTGCCTCGGCTGTCACCAAGCAGGTGACGAAGCTTGAGGAAGAGATAAAGAAACGTAATTCGTCGCTCGGGTCAGGCTCTTCCAACGTGTCGTCAGTCTTTGGAGGGCTGCGTACACGAGGAGAGAAAGATAATATAGAAGCTATGAGAGGATTATTTAGTGACTAATTAAAATAAAATAATAAACATTGATTTAAAAACCCTGTTAAAGTTAAGTAGTATATGAATAAAATTAGTGCTTTGCAAATTGTTGAACCCAAATATTGGAGCAACCTTACAAGGGAAACTCATTTGGGTTGGCTTGGTATGTTGGAGCCGGAGGTTATCAGCCCTGTCATGAAGAGGCTCTACGAGCTTAATGTAGGTTCTGATAACATCGTGGCTCTTATTGATAAACTTCCTGTTGAATGGATTTCAGATGATGTTGCTTATAGATGGGCTCTGCATGGATCTGACGAGAGGAGCATACCTCTTGTAAAAGCTACCACCGATGCTGCCGGTTCTACTCTGGTGACAGATGCCGTCAGGCCGGGCTATGCTCGTGGTACGTTCTATATGTGGTTCCCTGAAAGGTATTTTGAAGCAACATCGCATATTGTTGGAGAGAAGCCTGAGGTGTATCAGCTGAGGGTGATAAGCGATCCTGTCCAGGTAGGTAACCTGTGGAGATATGAGGTTCAGCTGTTCACCGGTGACGACACGCTGTGGGTACCAGCTTCAAACCTCGCAGGAGGTACGCTGTGGTCGGAGCTGTTCGGTCTTGTAGAACAGGAGCTGTCTATCAGAGGTAACACCGTCCATCACGCTTCTTCGTACATGATGGAGAACGTCACATCCATGATACGTAAGAACTATACCGTGCCTGGTAACATGATCTCCAAAGGTAAGAATAAACCTCTTGCTTTTGCTTTCATAGACCAGAACGGTAAGGTTCAGACCCGCTGGATAGATAAGCTTGGATGGGACTTCTATGTACAGTTTGAAAGAGACAAGGCTCGTCTGCTCCTGTACGGTAAGTCGAATAAGCTCTCTGACGGTACCTACGGTCATACCGGCGAGTCAGGTAACACCATCAGGGCAGGCTTTGGACTGTACGATCAGCTGGAGTATGGTAACATACTTACTTACAGCACCTTCAGTCTTGAGATGCTGACAGACTTCCTGATGGATATGTCGTATGGTAAGATACCTGAAGACCGCAGAGAATTTGTAGTCTCTACTGGCGAGTACGGTGCATACCAGTTCCATAAGGATGCAGTCAACAAGGCTAACTCCATCACGTATCTGAATACCAACGTCAACATACGTACTGAAGGCGGTAAGCTGGTTCTCGATGAAGGTCAGTTCCTCAGCTACGTAGGAGTCAACGGTATTAAGATTCGTCTTACCATCGACCCGATGAAAGACGGATATCCTAACACCATGAGGCATCCTAACGGTGGTCTTGCCAGCTCATATATCTATGACATCTTCGATATAGGAACCACTAACGGTGATCCTAACATCGCGAGAGTCAGCGTAAAAGATGAGGAAGAGTTCTTTGGGTATATACCCGGTCTGAGAGACCCGTTCAGCCCGTATAACAAGAGGACTGAGCCGCGTCTTATCGCATCGTCAGTTGATGGTTATTCTGTGTATAAGGGATTCATTGGCGGTATCAAGGTTACTAACCCCAAGAAGACCGCCAGGGTTATACCATCGGTACTTAGGTAGTTTCTTTGGGGAGGAGGTTACCCTCCTCTCCATTTTTTTCATTTATTTGAGTATTAACTAAATTTAATTATAGTCATGGAAAAGATCATTACAAAAGAAGAAGCATTCAAAAAGGGTTATCTGCAAAAGAAGAAGGTTTATTTAAGACCTGTCATAAGAGGTGGTAAGCTCGTTACGTCACCGGATCATATTGCATTCTTTCAGATGGAAGGTGCCGGTAACTGGTTTCAGCTGCCTCTCAACGGCAAGACAGGAGAGCTCGTTAATCCTTTCGTCAGTGATGAGGAGCGTATGTTCTTTGAACAGGAGCTGGATGTAGACCTCAACACCAACAAGAGGAAGGATAACTTCTGGAAGACGTTCTTTGTCAAGATCGTGAAGGATCGTAACCTTATGGAGAGAGGCTATGAGTTTGACCTCTCTGACCCTATGGATAACCTGCGATGGCGTGTGGTGAAGCTGCAGGATAGTGTGGCACCTGACTGGGAGTCGAGGTATAACAGAGGCGAGTACAGGTTCGCCCTGGTAGATGAAGAATATGAAGATAAGAGAGCCAATGATGAGACTAACAAGAAGATAGAGGCTTATACATATCTTGGCAGCATACAGAACTCAGCCAAGCAGATGAAAGACTTGTTGAGCATATACTATATGGAGAAGAAGATGCTTAACCAGGTGCCAGAAGATGCGGATAGGGAGTGGCTCAAGAAAGAGCTTAAGAGGGTCATTGAAGAAGAGGTTGATTTGTTCCTTTCTATAGTCAATGATCCTTCTTCTAAGATAAAGAATTTTATTGTAGAAGCTATCAGAGCCGGAGCTATCAACAAGTCTGCGAGGAACAAATATGACATACCTGGAGAAGGTACCTCATATACTTATGACGAGCTTGTGGTATATCTTACTCAGGCTGAAGAGGTCAAGGCAGACGTGTATCTTAAGATGGTAGCTCAGATAAACATGTTACGTGAAGGTAAGTCTAAAACTAAAAAGGTAGAGAAGGATGACATTTAATGAGATGATATACGAGGCTGAGCTGTTGTATGA